GATAATGTCGCCCACGCCGAGGACCACCTCTGTCAATTGGAGACCGCCACCGCCGACGCCCTCATGAATGAGGCCAACGCTGCCCACGCTCACAAGCTTGCGCGCGAGTTGGAGTTCGACTGGATGAAGTAAAGGTGACACGGTCCACCGGGACCTCATAACACCCCAGGGTGCTTATAACAATTTAAAATGTATAATATGTATACTATACATGTCAACGGATTCGTCATTTTAGGACCATGTAGTATATGAAAACTATATTTATAGTGAATTAATATACCACTACAAAAGACTGGATTGACAGAGATGATTTGGTAAAATTCAGATGACCCATGTAAAAAAAATCGATGGTAATCTATATTCAATTCTTATTTTACACGATGCGTCCCACCACGATGCGTCCCACCAGGATCGACAATAGTATTAGGATGAAGCTCACCGATATCGAATCGGTTGTTTCGGGTATATTCGTGCACCGCCCCACTGCATCGGAGGTCGAGACGGCATCCGTCTCGGCATCCGAGGCAGTGACCGCCGACCTTCACGCAATGAAAACTGCGCTTGCCGCACACTTCCCGCACGGCAACACCCTCGATCAGTTCTCGGAAATGGTGGACGCCATCTGCAGCGTCAGCTGCGATGACATCGCAACCAAACCGACATTGGAACGTCGTGGTCAATTGTTCCCGTACGGGAATGTGCATAGGGACATTCAGCCTTTCGTCTCGACCCTTAAGGTCACCGACCACGTCTACGACCACGAGGCACATAAGGTCATCGCCGCCACCGCTGCCACCGCCACCGCCGCGGCCGTTACCGCCGCCCGCATGGCCTCGGGCCGCTCACCTGCGGTGCCGCGTACGTGTGCCCCTGGCAAAAGTAGGGCGTAAGCCCCCCCGATTGAATGAGGCACGGTCCACAGGGACCTCATAACACCCCAGGGTGCTTATAACAATTTAAAATGTATAATATGTATACTATACATGTCAACGGATTCGTCATTTTAGTGAATTAATATACCACTACAAAAGACTGGGTTGACCGATATGATTTTGCAAAATTCAGATGACCCATAACGTACACTCGTTGTAACTAACGTTAGTTCGTAAAACATATCGACGTGTGTTACTATTAATCACACTAAATAGCATAAAATTGATTTAATAATAACTAATTATTAAACAACAATGACTTTAAGCAACGAAGACAAATTTGCCCTTCAACGAGAACTTGTTCTCACTGCATTTACTGCAGCAAATGCAGTAAATAAATTTAATTTTGGCATGGGCGATGTCAAGGCAACCGCAGAATATATATTTCCGAATCAAGCATTAGATGCTCATAATGTTCAACAAATGTTTTATCAGAATAATAGACATGTTGTGAGTATACAGAAAAAGACAAAAGTTGGTGCAGACGGACTTATGATTGAAATCGCAAAACTGCTAACAACCCATATCGATGATTCTTTTATTGTCGATCTATCGAATGTACGGATTATTACTGGTATGAGCAATGCCAGTTGGCAAGCAGATATGATTGAAAAATCTCCAGAATGTTTCAAAAATAAAATTTTTCATCATGGAAAACTTCCAAAGGCCGATATTGTAAATATGAAGAACAGTCTCATTATTATTGATGAAATTGATACAGGGGACAAAGAATGTCAACGACTTCACCGTACATTGAAAGAAGCCGGTGTATTGGATGTTAATCATATGAAGAAACACAATAACCGATTTGTATTTATCAGTGCCACGATGATTCGAGAACTATACGAACTCTATACATGGGGTGAATTACATGAACTTTGTAAAATGACTATCCCTGATACATACATTGGACATATAGATTTTTTAGAAAAAGATATTGTACAAGAATTTTATGCGTTAAACACACAAGAAGTAGCCGAAAAATGGGTCCAAGAAGACATTCTCGATAATTATGGAACTGATTATAGAATTCATATTGTCCGTGTTGGTCCTAAAACAACCAAATTGATTCAAAATGCGTGTATTTTGAAAAATATAGAATTCAAAAATCACGATTCTACGGATAAAATACAAGAAGATGAGTTAAAGACATTGTTCGACGACGAATTGAGTAATCATGTTGTTCTTGGAGTGAAAGGACTATTGCGTAGAGCAAATCTAATCCCAAACGCATGGAAATTACGTATTGGCGCAATGCATGAACGTCACACAAAGACAGTCGACAACAATGTCCAAATCCAAGGTTTAATCGGTCGAATGACCGGTTATTGGCGTGTAGATATTGAGGCGGGTCACAAGACCGGTCCTTATCGAACGTCAATTCTTGCGATTGAGGAGTATGAAGAAACATATGCGAATCCGTTTGGTGAAAACACATACCATTCGAACGGGTTTAACAAGAAAATCGGTAAAATAACCGCTAAACCAGGTATGCTTCACTCTAGAAATATTTTAAATCTTGATGTCGTTAAATTGCCATGTGTTTACCCACCCGAGTCCAGACCAATTTTTATCGTCGACCTCACAGACGACGAGAAAGTGGAAATAAATATCAAGGGTCATTTTAAATCATTTGTTCGCAATTATATTGCGACTCATACTCTACCTGATGAAGAATATAAAGAATATGAACCACATTGTTGGAGAATGAACAAATCTACAAAAGAAGAAAAATGGGGTTATCAATCAATGATAGTTGATGGAGCAATGTCAACCGTTACTAATATTACTAAAGAGTGGAAGGTACAGAATACATTGATGATCTACTTACGCGAAAATAAACTAATCTTTAGTCCATGGGGCGGTAAGATTCGCCAGGACGAGATACAATGAATCATATTAAATGCTTTAATATTATTATAAACTTAAATAATAACTAATATATATATATATGGTAGAAGCAATTCACGTAGATGATTCGGTGCGTTCATTATCGCTCATTTTGACAGACGATACTAGAATTGAAATTAAGTTTATTGATGACATTACTGTAAAAATCACAAATTGTAAGAATGACATTACTGGTAAGATTTATAAATTCAATAAAACAGTTAATGTCGGTTATAAATCTTATGATAAACAGTTCGAAATTCATTTAGACAATATACCTTTTATGACGTTTCAATTAAAGGATATTGATAGTAACCAGTATAATACATCCGAGATTATTGAGTTTAAGATTATTGATATGGACACCTATTTGGAAGAGTTAGTACCATTATTAACACCAAGTGATTTTGCAAAAATTGATGATTTATTAGATGATTGAATAATTATAAAAATCGGTGATATCGAAATGAATACATCTAACAAGAATCATATTCTTCTTCTTCACTTTCTTCTACTTCTTGGATATTGAGTTTAATCTCAATGTCTCTTACTAGACTGTTGTATGATTTGAAATGATATGAACTGATATATGCTAGTAGATTACTACCGCATTTATCCTTGAAAGATTTGATGTTACTAGACGACGTGAGTCTAAGAACCTCTTTGTAATTTGTTTCAGTTAGTGCTTCTTTACGCTGATGTGCCATTTTCATCACACAATCGAATAATTCGTATTTTTAAAATTATAAATTAATGTTTTTTGGTATTTCAAAAATTTGTCTTTAGTTTTACTAATAGGTTGATTTTTATTATCTAGTGTACTTACATATTTGGCGAGTAAATATTCTCCTAACTTTTCTAATTTCTTATTATTTATCTTTTCTAAATTCTTATCATTTATCTTATTATGTGAAGTAAATACACCCCCGTAGTTCATATGATCTAATATTCTTCTTCTATCGTGATCGTCAAATTCATGATTTACTTCGTATAGTTTTGAGTATTCTCTAAACCATTCTTTATAAGTACCAAATGTAAGGTTCAATCTAAAAGCTAATTTATCATATAATTGTACGAATTCACTTGCTTTTTCGATTGATTTGTCGATCTTTCTACAGGAAGATAAATGTACATCAATATAATCCGTTGATTTATCTGAAAAACCAATAACAGTTTCACATATTCTCTGCACAGAATCAGTAGGGTATTTTTTATCAGCAGGGTATTTTTTTATGAATTCTAGCGCACGTTCAAGGTTCTGCTCATTCTTAATCACTTCGTTGTAAGTATCAACCGTTAATTTACCAGTCTCATAATATTCAGCTAATTCCTCCTCATCAGTAGGATAGAGATTGAACTCCATGCCCCCTCCCCCCATCTTTCCAATACCAAATACACCTTTTCTAGTAACATACCCCGCCTTAACCAATCTATTATTCTTCTTAGCAAGTATTGATGCCTTCTTGCTAACAATCTTTCCTTGTTTATTATATTTAAGTTGTGATTTAGTTAATCCACCGCTTGTTTTCTTAGCATTACCGTGCATAACTTGGGCTCTGGATCCGACTGATAATAATCCGGGCATTTTATATTATATAGTTATATTTTAAATTATTACCCTCTCTCAATATAATTAGAGTTGTTGTATCCATTATAATATAATTTCCTAGATATTAAATTATAAAATAAATATATATTATAATTATAATGAGTTTTAGTATTAACGTATTTGATATACAGAAAAAACAACATGATAAAGACAAATTCCGCTGTTATATTTTTGAACGTATCCTAGAAAGATGCTATATTAAAATAAAAGGTTCATCTGAAAATGAATATAGTTACTGCTTCTATCAAGTCCCCGAATATATTCCTGGTGAACCATTGTATAACTTGACGAAATGTGTCATTTTTATTCTAAAGAAACTGAGAAGTAATGGGTTTAGTTGTAAATATTGCCATCCATTCCTCATATTCATTTCGTGGAAACAAGAAAGCGAACATTCCCTATTAGATGATGACGAAAAACCACATAATCGAATTAGTTCAATATCAAGTAACAATTCTGCTATTTCTTTATATAAACACAAAGATACAAATATTCCAAAAACAAAAGACACATCTGATTATCAATCATTCAATTATCTCTTATATAGAAAGAAAGATTAATCTCGCTTAGACTTCCGTCCAAATCGAACAAATGAATCGAGTATAAATATAACAATAATCCCGAACATAATCAATATCAATAAATCTACATATGAATTGTCTTTTTTACTTTCAACGGGTCGTGATTCAAAACTAGAAAACTCTTCTACATTTTTATTGCCCTGCTGTGCTTCTTTTTTCTGCTTTACATATTCCAAAAATTCCCCCCATAATTGTTCCTTATCCATATTATATGGAACAATTGCATAATCGTCTTTATTATTTAAATAATCAGGTGGAATATTAGTATGACCAGTTTCTTCATGTACATCTTGGTGAGTCTGTGGTAATAATTCGGTGGAATATTGTTTTCCACCAGAATAACTTATATCTTTATTTGGTTTTACTTCTTCTGGGGTATTTTCTTTTGTTTCAACGTAATTGTCACCCCACGCTTCTTCAAGTGAACAATATGACACCGACTTTGTCATAATATGTTTATATTAATATAATTATAGAAAATAAATAATATTAAAAAACAATTAATAAACAAATAATTTATATAGAATCAACATACTTAATTAAAGATTTTAGACCATCCGTCATTTTTGAAATATCTATATCATTATTTACACTATCAGTTATATTAAAATCGACAAATGAAAGTCTAATATTTAAACCGCTTATATTAAAATAATCACCAGCTACATTTACTATACCACATTCATTTATCAATAATAATGATAAGTCAATACTTGTTTTACAATTCTCTAATAACAGTCTTTCTTTATAATTATCAAAATTTAAGAATATATACCATGCCGAATTTGGTTTTATAAATTTTATTTTAGATTTAGTTAATATACTACATATTTCATTAGAGATATATTTATATATGGTATTATTTAATTTGTAGTGAGCAATAACAACATCTTTATTTAATAACATCTTGTTAGTAGCATATTGTATTGGCGTAGAAGGACATGAATAAATAGACGATGCATATGAATTACACTTATTGAATAAATCAATCTGTGTTTTTGGAAATACTAACCAACCTAGTCTATAACCACCGCATCCTAAATCTTTCGATACAGACGACCCCACAATTGTTAAGTTTGGTATGTAATCACTTATAGAATTAATTTTATCATAGTGTGTTAAGTTTAGATATATTTCATCTGCTATAACAAGACAGTTATATTTTTGTAATAATGATGCGATGTTTTTAATCTCATCGTTGTTATACACAAGTCCAGTCGGATTATTCGGATTATCAAATAATAATAATTTGTTATTAGTTTTATATTTAATAAGGAGTTCTTCTAATAAATGTAAATCTATTTTATAATTATCTTCAAATGTTGTTTCTAGTTCAATTAGATTATCTTCTTTATTCATTATTTTTATCTGTTCTTTATAACTAACCCATGATGGTGTTATATGAATAATTTTACCATCGAATGCCAGTTGAATTATATATAATAATTCTTTTAGACCATTCCCAAGTAATATTTTGTGTGCATAGTTATTTTTTGAATATGTATTCATAAGTGTATTGTTTAGTTCGGGTATTCCTTCCGCAGAAGTATATTCTTTTTTATCAGCATATTTTTTTAGACAATCAATATAAAAATCAGGTTGTTTAATTGGATTCGCACCTAATCCAAAATTATAAATAATTTGATTATTATTTATTCTTTCTTGAATTATATTTTTACAATTTAATGTTGGCGATATGTTCATTATATAATAAATGTTATATAATAAATGTTATATAATAAACTTTATATAATTAAGTCCATACTATAAAAAAATAATGTACATCTTAATTAAGATATGGATAACAAAAATGTATTTATTATTATATTGATTATAATCATAGTATTCTTCTTATCCGGTGACAAAAACATAACAACGAAATCAATGAATAATAACGCATTTCCATTACTACTTATACTAGTTATATTTTACATCTGTTATAATAATTTCTCAATGGGTCTAGTATTTGTATGCCTTATATTACTTGTAGTATCCACTACAAATATAAAAGATATAATAATTCAAAGACTCGATTATCATACCGATAATCGATTTAGTGAACGACTCAATGAATTATTTCCATATACACCAAAGACAGCAGAGCATTTAGATAACATTGACGAAGAAGAACAAGAAACAACTAGCGTGTTCGATACAACAGAGGGATTGGATGAAATATCATATGATGATTTCAAACAAGAAGTTGGACAGTTCAATGGTGATTCAATTGAACAAAATAGAACACCATTACCAGAACAACCACTCAAAGAACCACATCAGCAAGAACCACTTCCATCGTTTAATCAGGCAAATGCTACACCATCAGATGTGAATGATATGAATTCAAACAGTGGGCGTGATATCAATAGTATGTTCGAAGAACTCAATTCTCAATTAAACACCCTACGAAGTAAATAAACACATTATAGTAAATAAATATAATGATATAATATAAGATATGTTAGAATATTTATTAACATCGTTAAATGCTAGTAAGTTATTCAGTGTATGTATTATATTTATAATGAATATTGGAAGTAAATATATGGCGAAGGATATGCCCGTAGCAGTTGATTTAATATTTGAAAATTTTTGGGCAAGAATGTTTGTTGTATTCTGTGTAGCATTTGTATCAACACGTGATATATTTATGTCTGTTATTATAACATTGTTATTTATCTTATTCTTCAAATACATACTAAATGAAAAGAGTTCAACATGTGTTATAAAAAAACGCATTGATGATTACAAAACGAAAAATATATCAGAACAAGATGTTGCAAGAGCATACCAGATTATAAATGAATATAATACAATGAAGAATGTTAATGAAAATAAACAGATTGACACCAATGATTATGACAATAATATATTTATTTAATTATTACTAATGACCAACCTGCTTTTATTCCCTCTTAAATTTTATAAGTAATATCACTCATATTATTTACACCATAATTTGAACTTCCATGGTACTACTATATATTTCAATACTTAATAAATGAACTTATATAAATATAATATTATATAACTATGTACTAAAATTATGATAATATTATAATATACAATCTATTATCAGTTGCGTAATATATTAAAAAATAGTTTATATAAGATTAGTAATATGGAATTCAAAGATTTTGACATTAATTTTGAAAAAGACACCAATGAAAAAGATATTAGTGTATTAGATGATTTAAAAAATAATAAAATATTTAATGTAAACAAGAAAGATATGACCAATAGAGAACCCAAAAATATATCCCCCAATTTAACAAAATTGTTTAATACTAGGAAATCAGTTCGTAAACCATCCCTCGGTAATAAAACCATTCCTATGGGAGATTTAGATATGCTTATTAATACAAAAAAATCAAATATACTATCCGACAATGACACTGCATCAGAATCGTCAAGAACGGACGAATATATAAGACGTGATAATTACGACGACGATGAAGATGAAGTATCAAATATATATCCGTCAAAACAGGATAGTGAAGAAGACGATTATGCCAATAACGATGACGATGATGAATTTACCCAAGGATCGCGTAATCACAACATGGACGACGATGATGATGATGATGTAAGCAATGAAGATAATCACCAGTCGCATAACCAGTCATCATATAAAGATGATGAAGAGGAAGAGGAAGAGGAAGAGGAGGAACTTAGTTATGAGCAAATCCAGAAATCTAAGGCAGAATTTATCTATAAATTAAATAGATTAGACAAATTAGGTTATAAATCAAGTAGGCGTTACTCAATGGCTTCAAACTTAGAAGACCTTAAATTTGAATACAATACTCTTAATAGACAGCGAAGTATTGAAAAGAGTGTTAAGTTTTCAAGAAAGATGCTAATGGCATTTGTTAGTGGGACGGAATATTTGAATCACCGGTTTGATTATGTAGGTCTTAAACTTGATAAATGGTCCGAACATACAATGGAAAGTATTGGTGATTACGATGAAGTATTTGAAGAGTTACACGATAAGTATAACGATTCAGTTCAAATGGCACCAGAGTTAAGATTACTTATGATGGTTGGTGGCAGTGCTTTTATGTTCCATATGACACAGTCATTATTCAAAACAGCATCCCCTGAGATTGGTGATATTTTAAGACAAAATCCTGATATTATGCGTAGTGTGTCACAGGCAGCTGCGAATAATATGGCAAGTTCTATTGCACGCGAAGAGAATGATCCAAGTGCTGAACCAATGCTTAATATGATGATGGGTGGGTCAAAGTCTAATAACTCAATGGAATCGCCATCCGGTGTAGATGATATATTAGAAGAACTTGGAAAAAATACAATGCGTCATTCACAAGGAAACAGTAGTAGTAGTTACATACCAACAAAGAACATTGAATTTATATCTAAGAAAAATAAAAATTCTAAACGTGGCGGAATTCAAATAGATATATAAACCAATACCATATTATTATATCGCAGTCATCGGGTTAACACTTTATATTTATATATTTATATATTTAATATATCAATATGAATCGCACTGCTGTAATGTTCAATATAAAATATGATATTAAGAAAATGTTTACATATATTGAAACTAATAAACCACCATATACAAATTTAAAAGTGAAACCATTACTATCAGTCGAGTTATATAATAAATGTTGGGGGTTTACATATGAATTACATTCGGCATATGATGTTTTACAAAATCCTGGGAAATATAAAGATGATATGGACAGGATAAATAATGTTGATATATCATATCCAATCATCGTTTGTAAAAATCGCATTGTTGATGGAATGCATCGATTGTTATATTGTCACCTGAATAAGATAGAATATATAAAAGCATATATATTCACATATGATGGTATGAAACAGTTTGACATGGGTATATATAATCCAAATCTTAAACCAGTATCACTACGAGTTGGGTTCACCAATTTATATAATTATTTTTTAAAATCGATTGTTCAATATATAATTCATGTGTTTTATAATAGGTAGATATTAATAACTATCATAGTATCTCACAATTACAATGTATATAATATATATACACAAAATAAAAGAAATTATTACTGTTCATCATGAATGACATCGTGAATGACATCATGAATGACATCATGGTACATGTGAGTCAGTATCAAATACTTTAATTCAAAATACAGTGATTGTGATTTTATAGACACTATCGATACATTAGACCACCTAAATTGTAGTAAATTATGTGGATATAATGTGTTTGGATGGATCTAAATCAATATATACCTCTTATTGTCTAATATTATGAAATAACACAGTAACTCTGTTATCACCCCAATTTAATTATCTCCATATATAATATAAAATGCCCGGATTATTATCAGTTGGATCCAGAGCCCAAGTAATGCACGGTAACGCCAAGAAAACGAGTGGTGGTTTGACCAAATCACAACTCAAATA